ATCATATTCATTAGAACAAGGTAATATAAATAATTTAGATACATAATGTCACGTTGTAAACTAAAATAAATGATCACCATTTAAAAAAAATCATTATAAAATGTATATTGTAATATAATAATCTTATTAATAAATATATGATATGAATATTAGTTCTATTCATTGTAAAAATCCAATAGAATTAGATACATTCGATGTGAATGACTTAAAAAAAAAATGCAGAGAATATGGACTTAATGACCATGGAACTAAAATAACATTATGTAAGCGTATTCAAAGTTACTTAGAAAATATTAATGCTCCAAATGATAATGATTTAAACATCAATAACATTAAGAAAATTAATACAATCTATGATCTTGTTTCCGTTTTAAAAATACAAGATTTATCACAAATTCATGATCTTGATATATTTGATGTTGAATTTTTATTTAATGAAATTAGTAAAGAATATCCAGATATTTTAACTGATATGGATATTTTAATAAAAAAATATCCAGTTAATGATGATGAACGCGGAGATATTGATGTTAAAATGCTACTAATAACAGATTATTTAGGACAAATAATGTGTAATTGTATTAAAAATAATAAAAAAGAATTTAGGAAAAGAGCTCCCGACGTTTGTAATCGCAGTATATTCAGAAATCGCAATCTTAAAATTAGCCAATATAAATGCAGTAAAAATAAAGCAACTATATTACCTAAATTTGGAGAAAAACTAGTTATTAGTTATCAAGATTGACACGGTATTTTAGGAACATATTCTACTAAACAAGGACAACAATCCTTATAAGCACTACCCAAACAATCTATACAACTTCCTAGAGTTCCATTTCTACAAGTCTCTACACAATTCAACACATCTATTCCACAATGAAGCCACAATGATTTATCACAACTTACTACTCTATCACTCAATTTACTAACTTCTGATACTACATTTTTCAAATTACTACTATTCCAAAAATTATTAATTAAATGACTATAATCTCCAGCTGAAAAATTATCATTCGATATAGATTTCAAAAAATAAACACCGACATATTCATCAGATTTAGACTGGTCATGATAAGCAAACACCATCCCTAAACAACACAACAATAAGATAGCTAAACGCATTTTATTATGAATATTTATATCATCTTTTTTTTATATAGTTTCATCTTCAATTATTTTACCTTTATCCATAAATATTACTCTATTCACTATTTTTAAAATATCATTATCATGAGTAATTATTATTAACGTTTTATCTTCAATACTATTCAACAGTTCCAACAAATATTTTTTAGCATTTTGGTCCAAGCTAACCGAAGGCTCATCTAAAATTATTATTTTACGAAAAGGCTGTATTATATTACGTAAAATATATAATAATTGTCTCTGACCACCGCTTAATTGCGCTCCATTATTACCTACTTTACGTTTTAAATCATTCCCAAAGAAATTACGTATATCATATTTTTTTATTATATTATCTTTTTCAATATCACTCAAGATTGACCCATAAAATAAATTTTCCTCAATTGATCTATCAAATAAAAAAATATGTTGAGGAATATATGAAACTATAGAACGAAATTTATTTATTTGAATGTCATTAATATTTATATTACCCAAATATAAATTACCACTTGAAGGTTTAATAAATTTCATTAATATTTTCACCGATGTGCTTTTACCACAACCGATTTTTCCCATAATAGCAATACGTTGTCTATATGGAATATATAAATTAAAATTATATAATATTGTCTCATATGATAAGTCAGAAATGTTAATATCAAAATTATTGATAGTTTTTATTTGATTTGTATATTCATTATTATTACACTTTAAATTATCAGCTATATTATGAAAAGAATTTATTTTTTCCGAAGTAGGAATTAGAATATTCATGATTTGATACATTTCTAATAATAATATCATTATAAAAATTATTAAATTTTGCTTTCTGTCAACAGTAATAGATGGAAATTTATATACGATTAAATAAATAAATAATAATAATAATAGTGTAGTCATAAACATTAAAAATAGCTTTTTACTTGTAAATAAATAATAAAAATTTACTGTTTCAGATTGTATCCGTAAATTATCTTTTTCTAAACTATTTATCTCAACTTCTCTTGTATTATTATTATATATAGATATTAAATTATAAATATAATCGCTAAATAATCCTAGAAATTTATTTTTTTTTTTCTCATTGATTTTGCCTAATTCTTTAGAAGTATTCATCATATTAACAGTTATATAAAAAATTGTAAACATAATTACGATACTTAATATGCCAATCTTTACATTAACATACATACAATATAAAATAAATATAATAGGTAATAACATTAAAGTTAATTTACGCCACTTATGATTTAGAGTAATTTCTAATAAACAATTGTTTAATTTGTCAAAATATGTAGTTAATAATTGAGGTTCCATACCACGAATATCATATTCATATTTATAATAAACTGAATTTGTCATACGTTTTAATAAAGCATTATTTAAACTATCCGTAATTGTATTCGTTTTATAATCTAAAAATGTTTGAAAAAGATAAGATAATATCAATATACCACCTAAATAAAAAATATACTTCTTTGTTTCATTACCACCACCTATATTTTGTATTATTGTAAATACTAAACGTTGAACCATAAACTTATCTATTATTACAAATGAAATAGCCGCAGCTAACAAAATCATAAATAATAATTTATTTTTACTTATTGCTTCTTTATAAATAGATACAATAGATAATTGGTCCATATATATATATATATATTATAAAAATACGAACTCTATTAAATACAATATTTATATCTATAATCTTACCTATATCGAAAATTTGTATTATAACAAATGCTAAAAAACTTCGTTTATATGTAAAATATCTTTAACAATTAAAAAGTAAAACTTATAAATAAAATATAATATCAATCTGATAAAATATTTTATATATATATATATATATATAAATGATACAATCCATTAATAAAAAAAATTATGAATTACGTGTAATTGGAAATATCACAAATGATATAAATGAATTAAATACACAACTGATAAATATAATTAAAAATATGATGGATGGTATTGATTGTAAAGCAGAAATTCAGACATTAAAAAATACATTTGAAGAAGTAAAAGTAAAACCACGATATTATTCAGGGCCGGATGAACATGACCTAGATCGTCATTATAAACCAGAATGGGACTGTGATATAAGTGATGTAAGAAATGAAATAGGAACAATATTAGATTTCGAAACTTATTGTATGCATCTAATCGAAAATTATAACGATGTAATAATATTAACTAATGAACAATTTAGAATATGTCAAGTAGTAATTACAGACCCATCTCAAGTATATAGAGAAATTCACATATATACTGATAATATTATCACTTTTGGTTTTGGTTGGGAATATGCCCAAGGTGATATAATAGATGTATTTGACGAAGACACCGAATATTTTTATGGTATAAATAAAGGCGTAATGTCTGTTATTCATAAAACAAATTGTCAAGTTTTAGATCATAATGTATCAACTTCTATCAATACTTTTATATTAAATGACAATATTATACAAGCTATATTGTATAAAGTTCTAAAATTAGAAAGAATTACAAAGAAAACGGTTTTACTTTTTGAATACCAAACATGTTTACAAATAGATAAAAAATATTTAAATACGGTACATTCACATAATCAACCAGATTACGACGACGATCAGAATACAATTGATTACAGCGATACATGCAGTATATGTGCATCTTTTAAAAAAGGTGATTTTAATATAAATAATAGTAAATTATTATTTTACATGCCTAATTCTTATAATACACAAGATTTTACAACAAGAACGGAATATGGTGGATTTACATTACACTTTAATCCAATAAACATTGTAAAGCGTAGATTACCTAATGTAATGTACGAAAATCTAATTAGTTTATTACTATCAAATAATAATTTTAATCGAAAAACAGCACTAGTAAACTTTAAATTTTTATTTACTAAAACAGTTCAACAAGAGTTACAATTAATAAAAGATATTAATAATACATTAGAAAATAAAAATATTAAATTAATTGATTTATTTTTTCCAGAAATTAAGTTTTTATTGTCTAAACATTTATTAGAAAAAATAAAACCGATTGATAAAAAAATCGATGACAGAGATTGGTTAATGTACTGCGAAACAAATGGTGTCAGTTCTGTTACAAAACCAGAATTCTTTTTAACATATTTGTTCGATGTAGTATTAGTAAATATTATACCAGTAAAAATGCGTAATAAAATACTTATGAATGTGACAGAACTTATTAAACAATTACTAGTTGACCTTGGTTCGCCAGATAGATTATTTAATTATGACACTTTACAACGTTTGGTTACTAGACAGATTAATACATTAATAAAAAAAATCATTGAGGAACAAAAAGGTGGTTTAGGTAAGTTAAAATCACGAAAAAAAAAACATATAAAAAAACATAGTAGAAGATTGTATTCATAAATTTTAATTATGTTTGATGGTTACTATTACGCTATTAGAATTCTTACATTTTGTTTAATTTTTTATCAATTTCAGTATATAAATCACTATAATTTAAAACACTATTTGTTGACTGATAATTAGTTCCAAGAGTTATTTTATTAGGATACAGCGTCTTCAAATTATCTAATTGTTTCATAATATCAACTTTATGTGTAGTGTAGTGCTGTTTGATAAATTCAGTAAAATATTCAATATAACTATTATGTTCTTTGATAATATCACTATTTTTTAATATACTATCGATAGATTTACCTATAAAATCACGATAATTGCAGTATTGAATTATGCGTTTGTACTTGTTATGTTCATTTGAATCACTATTTTTTTCATAACCTGGTTCATTTTTAAGTGGATTATCATCCATTAATGATTGAATATCTAAAATTATTGTAGTCAATGACATAACACTTGTCCAACTCGGACCTTCCCAAGTTCCAAGATGACTTATACATATTTTTCCATCTACATAAAAATTTGGATGCATCCTTGTTGTGCTGTTTTGCCAATTTAAAAATTTAACTTTAGGAGGATTATGTGGATAATCATCTGGAAAATTAAATTCAAAGAAATACAATCCATCCTCATAAGCACTATCTTTTGGACCAGCTACTACTACATAAATGTGTTTTAAATTATCTTCACATTGATAGAAAGCTACACCAGGAATGGGTTCTTTCAGTAGTTCACTTACATCATTCATAATTCTTTTAATTGACCTTGATAATGCCATTTTTTTATAATTTAATTTTATTATTACAAAATAATAAAGTCAAATTTTTATATATATATTTATTCATCTCTTAATACTTCATCACTTTGAACATCAAAAAAATCCAACCCATCTTCGTTTTCAGGTATATTTTCTAGAGCTAGAGCTAGACTAAAATCTATATTATGTCTACATAAAGGACAGGACATATTATTTCCTCTTAAAAACCAATTTCGAATACATTTAAAATGAAATATGTGAGGCGCACTATCAATTTGATGATGTAATCTTACAAGATAACCATTTTTATTTATAGTTTCATTTTCCTGATGCGATTCAACTAAATCCTCAAAACAAATATTACAATGATTTTCAACATCTATATTAACTG